ATAAGAAGAATGTTAAAGTTCAATACAAAGATGGTGTATTAACTGTTTCAGGACAAGTAGATGATTCTGAAAAAGAATACCTAGAAAAAGGTTTAGCAGCTAGAAAATTTTTCAAACAATTTGCTTTACACGATAAAGCAGTTGTTAATGATGCTAAAATGGAAGATGGTGTATTAACAATCAAGTTAGGTGTTAATGAACCTGAAGAAATTAAGCCTTTAGATATTAAGATTAAATAACCTTTAAACATAGGGCAAAGTTTGATACACTTGCCCTATGTCATATTTAAATAATCTTAAAATAGATAAAAATATTTATACTGATAAACAAATTTTTGAAATGGAGAATTTTGTTCTCTCTAATGAGTTTCCGTGGTATCATATTAAAGAACAAACTGAAAATAATAATGATGGTTTGTTTTTTTCTCATAATTTTTATTCAAATCATAGCTTTTGTTCAAAGTATAGTAATCTTTTAAATCCATTATTAAATTTAATAAAACCTACAGCTATACTTAGTATAAGGATGAATTTAACACTAAACAAAAATACTCGTTATTGTTGTTATTTTCATACAGATGATATTAATAAACAAAGAAAACATACTACTTCTGTATTTTATTTGAATACCAATAATGGATATACTGAATTAGAAGACGGAACTAAAATATTATCTGAAAAAAATAAACTAGCTTCTTTTCCAGCATATATAAAACATAGGGCTTGCAGCACTACTGATAAACCAGTTAGAATTGTAATAAATTTAAATTATATTAAATAAAATGAAACTTACAGCTAACATAAGCTTAGATGAGCTTATTAAAAGTCAAGTTGCAGAGAGAAAAGGTATTAATAATAACCCTTCACCAATGCAAATAGAAAATTTAAAAGCGTTGGCCGTGAATATTTTACAACCGATCCGTAGTGAGTTTGACAGGCCACTTATTATTAGTTCTGGATTTCGATGTGCAGAATTGTGCATTGAGATAGGATCAAAAATTACCAGTGAGCATTGTGCAGACAATAAATCAGCAGCAGCTGACTTTGAGATCCCAGGAATAGATAATAAAGAATTAGCACAATGGATTAGGGATAACCTTATTTGGAATCAATTAATTTTAGAGTTCTACAAGGAGGGTGAACCATCATCAGGGTGGGTCCATTGCAGCTATTCAACAGATTTAAATAAAAAAGAGTCCTTGATTGCGTATCGACAAGATGGTAAGACGCAATACAAGCCATGGAATTAAATAAAAAAAATATTTTAAACCTTTTTTCATCTCCAATTCAAATAACTTATGTTCCTGAATATTTAAAAGAATTAAATATTATTAGTAAGGAATATTTAAATAATTTTTCAAGTAATTATACCAAACAAGTTGCTGGTCTAGAAAAAGATAAAAGAATACAAAAATTTAAAGATATGTGTGTTTTTGAGAGCCGTTCTTTTTTAAACAATTGTGGGTTTGATTTAACCAATTATAATTATAGTATAATAGAGATTTGGACACAAAAATTTAGTAGTATGGGTATATCTCAACATCAAACTCATATGCATTCAAACCAACATGCTTGTGGTTTTTATTTTTTAAAGTGTTCTGAAAAAACATCTAAACCATTTTTTTATGATCCAAGACCATCAGCTTTAATGTCTAAACTTCCATTAAAAAATCAAATAGATGTAAATTCAACTAATGATCAAGTTACAATTTTACCTCAGCCAGGAACTATGATTATTTTTCCTGGGTATTTATATCACGGTTTTACAGTAGATTTAGGTTTTGAAGATTTTGAATTTATACATTGGAATTTACAATGTATTTCAAATACTATAAAGTATTAATATTATGGCAATAGGAAGATCACAAATGACTAAACAAGTAGAGGGACAGCTTAGAGGTGCTAGAAAGAAAAAAGCACCTAAAGGTTATCATTATATGCCTAATGGCAGATTAATGAAGGACTCTGCACATGCAAAAGCCAAATCCAATAGCAAAAAGTCTAAGGTCTAGAAAATATAAGCCCAAAGTGGTACAATCAAAGAAGTTGTACAACCGAAAAAAGCTTAGACACTATGACAAAACTATGTGCTAGGGGCAAAGCGGCCGCTAAAAGAAAATTTAAAGTATACCCAAGTGCGTATGCTAATGCATATGCCTCAAAAATTTGTGCGGGTAAAATCAAAGACCCTTCAGGTGTAAAAAGAAAAGATTGGGGACCTAAAAAAGCTAAGAACGGTAAGTTTATGGATGATGATGGTCGTGATTACGGACCAACTACAAAACCATTTTACAATAAAATGCCAAAAATGAGTCCAGAAGAATATAATTATAAAAAGAAAAATAAAGTAATTAAAGCTTACATAGGTAAAGCTATTAGACAACCTAGCGAAACAAATAAAGAATTTGAGATGAGGCACGAATATCACGCTGCCACTAAAGGTATGAAAGATTATTATAAGGATCTAGTTTAATGGCATGTTGGGATGGATATGTTCAAAAAGGAATGAAAAAGAAAAACGGACGTATGGTTCCTAATTGTGTGCCATCAATGAAACAAGGAGGATTAACAAAATGGTTTCAAGAAAAATGGGTAGACATTGGAGCTCCGAAGAAGAATGGGCAGTATCAAGCTTGCGGGAGGTCAAACAGCTCAAAGAGAAAATATCCAAAATGCGTACCACTTGCAAAAGCCACAGCGATGTCAAAGTCGCAAAAGGCGAGTGCTGTCAAACGAAAACGCCAAGCCCCAAACATTGGCCCTAAACCAAGTTTTGTGAAGACCTTTGCTAAGAAGAGTGAGGGTGGTATGATAGATTATTACAAAGGAATATTATAATGGCTACATCAGGAACTACATCATTTGATTTAAACATAGACGAAATTGTTGAAGAAGCATACGAAAGATGCGGGATTAGAACTAATAGTGGTTATGATTTAAAAACTGCTAGAAGAAGTTTAAATTTATTATTCTCTGATTGGGGTAATAGAGGTGTACACTTATGGAAAGTAGAATTAGATGAAGTAGCTCTAGTATCAGGTCAAGCTGCATACACAGTTAATACAGATGTTAGTGATGTCCTAGAAGCATTTATATCATCAACTTCAACTGCATCCAATACAAGTACAACTGCAGACGTATCATTAACTAAAATTGATAGATCAGCTTATGCTGCATTACCAAATAAATATTCTGTTGGTACACCATCACAATACTATGTAGCTAGAACTAAAACACCAATTATTTATTTATATCAAACACCTGATTTATCTACTTACACATATTTAAAATATTATGTTATTAAAAGAATTGAAGATGCTGGTGCATACACAAATCAAGCTGACGTAGTTTATAGATTTTTACCTGCTATGTGTGCAGGTCTTGCTTATTACCTTTCAATGAAAAAAGCACCTGAAAGAATTGAAGCAATGAAACTAATTTACGAAGACGAAATAAAAAGGGCTTTGGATGAAGATGGACAGAGAGCTTCATTATATATCTCTCCTCAATCGTATTATCCAAATGTTAGTTAATGGCAAAATACGCAACAGGAAAATATTCACAATCTATATCTGACAGATCAGGTCAAGCATTTCCATATAATGAAATGTTAAAAGAGTGGAACGGATCTTGGGTTCATATATCCGAGTATGAGCCAAAGCATCCACAAATTAGAAGAAAGCACACAACTTCTGATGCTATTGCATTAAGAGATGTTAGACCTCAAAAGTTTCAACAACCAATAGATAGAAATGGTGTTTATGCTGATTCAGGAGGTGCCGTTGTGGGTGTTGCAAACTTAACGCTTCCAGGTGAGTTTGCTTTTTCAGCTACAGGTATGCAACCTGACAATGGAGCAGAACAAAACAGAAGAAGACAATTATTAACAGCTTTAAATAGCGTAACAGTGGTAATATCATAATGGCTATTTCGTATTCCAATTTCTTAACTCAAGTCAGAAACTACACTGAAGTAGACAGTAATGTTTTATCAGATACGATCCTAGATCAATTTATAAGAAATACAGAATTAGATATAGCAGGCAAAGTCGATTATGATGATATTAGAAAATATGCTACATCTAATTTTACATCAGGCAATAGAGCAGTAAGCATGCCTAATGATTGTATTGTAATAAGATCAGTACAAAGCATCAATGGTTCAACAAGAACTTTTTTAGAAAAAAGAGACACTAGTTTTATATCGGAATATAATAGTTCAGGTGCAACAGGGGAGCCTAAATATTGGGCAAATTGGAATGAAGAAAATATCATTGTAGCTCCTACACCAGATTCAACATATACAATACAAGTAAATTACATAAAAGATCCACCGCATTTTACTTCTACTAATCAAACTTATTTAGCAGTAAATCAAGAACAACTTTTATTATACGGAGTATTAGTAGAGGCTTATGGGTTTTTAAAAGGACCTCAAGATCTTTACACACAATAT